ATCGGCCTTAGGCCATTTACTAAAGCGTTTACGTTTACGTAGCGCTGTTCTATAGTAATCAAATTGCGCTTTAGCTGGTAGATGAGATCTCATATTCATTTCATTAGCATGTAGGATAGTATCTTCAAAGTTTGTAAAACCTCTATTTACGATATAAGCTGAGTACAAATTCTCTGCTATTTCAGGATTATCATTATTAGATATGATATCGTCCTTAGAGAAAGACGCAGCATTCATAAAATCAAAGGGTGTTATTTCTTTGGGCATCTAAATTCTCCTCTAAATCTTTCATCATATCATCAAAATCACCGGAACAATCTTGACATAGCTTAAGATGTAACGGTCCTTCCATAGTGTCAACGTCTACACTATAAACTTGCTTCTTTGTGATATACTTGTTACAGTTAAAACACTCTTGCATACCAACTAACTTTTTAATCCAATCACTCATTTATACTCTGCTTCCATCATTACTTCTGTTAAGAAAGCAACCATGTTAACTTCTAAGTCAGCTACGAAGTTAGCTTTGTACATGTAATCAGCAAGAGTAACTACGAAACCTGGTAATGAACGCAATTCAATCTTTTCAGAAGCCATATCATATATACGCCTAAACATTTCATTCATATCTTGATCTGAATTGTTTGCAACCCATTTTCTCATGTTAGTAAAGTCTTTAGCTTTAAGTAGCCTGAATATTTCATCCATTGAATCTTGTTTTAGATTAACAAATATGCCTTCATCAATACGACCTGAAGCTGCATATGATTGTAGCTCAGTAAGTACACGACGGAAATCAGGGAAGTGGCGCTCAATAACTTTAGCAACTACTTTTTTATCAAAATCTACCTGTTCTAACTCAAGTATTTGTAGCACGCGTTTATAGAATTGTGCTGCCATAGATGGTCTATCAGTTGTTTCTATAGTGAAATCAACTTCACTCAAACGAGAGCGGAGAGGTGCAATGATACGGTTTTTAAAGTTACACGTAAATATAAATCCGCAATTAGATGAATATTCTTCGATAAAGTTACGTAAAGCTGGTTGAACATTTGCAGCGTTTAGGTAGTCAGCTTCATCAAAGATAACATATTTACGACCACCACTAAGGGATACAGCCGAGGCATATGTTGAGATATCATAGCGAAGGGTATCAATGTTAACATTCAATGAACCATTCTTTACAATATAATCACAACCCATTTCTTCAAGCATGGCTTTTGCGATAGTTGTTTTACCTACACCTGGACCACCAGACAACAATAAGTTTGGAATGCTATCATCAGCTACAAACTTTTTAAACATTGCTTTGGTGTTTTCTGGTAGAATTGTATCGTTTATTTTTTGTGGTCGATACTTTTCAACCCACAGTACTTCATTTGCTTTAGCATCAATAGACATATAATCACCATTTCATAATATATAAATTGCAGGTTTATAACGAGAGCCTGCGTCGTTTAGTATTACTGAACCTTGTCAGCAAGCGGTGCATCTTCAGGTACAGCTGCTGGTGCGTCTACCGGCATACTACCTTCTGGTGCTTCACCTTGCGGTGCATTTTGCTGCAAGAAAACTTCGAATTTATTACGAAGCATTCCAATGCCTGCAAGTTCTCGGCCTTCAATACCACCGCGGCGACTGACTACGTCAATCAATTGTACGACGGTTGCGATATCTTGAAGAGACAGATTTACTGGCTCTTGTTGTGGTTGTTCTTGATCGCTCATATTTTATCCTTTCTGATAAGTCGACTTAGTATCAATTGCTACATAATAAGTAGCGGTTTCCCCTTTAAACTCAGAGATACCCTTTGCGCAAAGGGTAACATGATAGTTCTGAGGTAGGAGCTTAAGATTATCAGTTTTGATAATAACCTTAAATTCGTCTTGTGTTGTGCCAATTTCAACACCATAATCATCGGCGCTTGTATCTGCGCTATTAATAGCTTTCAGGTATACTTTACCTTCACTACCAACAAAGGCAACTTCATTAAACTGAAGAACACCAGCAGCTTTGATTACAGATTGCATGTCGTCCCAAAGAACATCAACAATAACATCTGATGATGGCAATTCGATATCTTTTTCTGGGGCTGCATGTATCATTGAAATATCGGCAAACGCGTATTTTGTACGTTGTTTACCTTCAGCAATAGTGAAGTATTTATCATGAAACTCAACGTCAGGGTCCTTATAAAGGCCTAAAATTGAAAGAAATCTTGATAAATCATATACACATGCTTCAGAAGGTAAGCTTTCAGAGATGGTTGCTTTAGCAACTAATGTTTTCTCAGGTGTGATTGTTTTAAGTGTATTGCCAGGTTTCAACAAGATAGACTTGTTGATAGTAGAGAAACTCTTAAGTATTGTAAGAGTATTTTCAGAAAATTTCATTATATAGTCTCCTATTGTATTATATAGATTGTATCTTACTTTAATATTGCGAAAATGTCAACTTTTTTTGTTTTTCTTGTAGCTTCGTTTAGAAGATGACTTATCTGCTGTCGCTGATACGCCAAGTGATCCTATAGCGCCCATATTTCCCTTGAAGATGTAAGTACCTATATGGTTTATCTTCATCCAAGGACACATCCAAACTTTCATTCCAGCTTTACGAGATTGTCTGCAAAAGAAGTAATCTTCACTTAGATATCTTTTTGATCCTGCATCAATAACACAATCGAAGTAAGCCATAATCTCATTCGTGCCGTCAAAGTTTTCAGTGCGAGCATGATCTGGTTTGTATGAATATTCTGGGTAAGCTTTTTTGTATGTTTCAAAAGTTTCTCTTGGAATACACATAAATCCTGTACCGCCTTCACCGATTTCTAAAGGTTCTGCCATATTAAAACTTTTAAGTTTATTGACTGGATTAAATACATAATCAGCAGTGTATTGGTCAAGTTCAAAGGGCGATTCATCTGCTTTACCTTGATCTGCCGCGGCTTTTACTTTTTCCCAAGCTATAGTTTTCTTTGGATATGGTCCAGTAACAATATTATATTTTTTAGGATCTGCTACTTGTATGGCAAGCATGCCAAGAACATCTCTTGGATCAAAAGCAATATCGCTATCTATGAATATTAGATGCGTACAATCAGACCTCATAAATTCATCTACCACGTAATTTCTTGCTCTTTGAATTAAGCTTTCATTAAACAAATAATAAAACTTAATCGTAATGCCATTAGCAGCGCATATCATCGCTAAGTCTGTGCATGATTTAGTATAAGAACCAGTGCAATTACCACCGTACATTGGGGTACCTACAAATATCTTGTATTTTCTAAGTTCTTCCACTGAAATTTGTAAATTAGCCATTAGGTAACTCCATATCTAATTCTGCTCGAGTGATTGCCTGTAATCTCATGATATCAGCCGCTACATCATGTTTTGCATCGTGAGCGTTAAATGTAATTTCCCATTTTTCTTCGTCAGGAAACGGACAAAATCCATTGTTTCCTGGAAAGTTGAACTTTGCATCGATATAAGTTCTCGTATCTCTTACTTTCCAATAAGGCAAGTAAGCACTTAATTGGTTCTTTTTGTTTGAGATCTCTGCCATTCTATCGAGAATAATGGGATCGAATGTGTTTGACCTACTCCACCAATAAGAAATCTTATTAGAGCTTAATAAGTAGTCAAGTAGTTTTGCCATGAATTGATTTGGGTTTAAATCGTCTTCGCTTGGTTTTAAGTCAACTCTTAGTGCAGCAGGTTTATCAAGCCACCATTGCAAATCTGCGCTAGTATACTTACAACCGTGATTCTGCATCTGGTCTTTAATGTCAAGTTTAGATTTCTGCATTGTAGCTACTAACTCTTGGAAAGAGTAAGGGTTATCGGATTCAAACCTATCCCATTCAAATGTAGTGTAAGCACAATTAATAACTGGTATTACTTTTGCATCACTACCGATGGTTTCGAAATCTAAAATAAAATCTTTTCTCATATTCTCACTTTCGTTACATAGTCGTATTGTATATTGTATTGATAAAATGTCAACCGAAAAAGCTTTCGAGGTTATTTTCAGTTACATTCCATTGTTCTGTTGTTTCATCTATATTCGTTTGAAACAAAAAGTCTGTATCTGACCAAGGTCTATTTCCTTCGAATACGTGTTTAATCTCAGTAGCCATATCCTTTGCTGTTTCGTAAGGAACGTTTTGGCAGATGTGATTGATAGAATTCTTTGGATCTAACAGCTCAAAGTCTTGAGGCAAACCCATAATAGTCATTGCTTCTCGAATAGTTATATATCTATCTTCGTATGGATGAGTTAACATTTTTGGGTAATGACCAACGAAAGCTCCAATATAATCTTTAGGAACCATTGTTCCTCTTCTCATAAGATTGCCTCCAGCCTGAAGCTTTTCATATTTACGTTCACATTTTGGAACTTCTCTATGATATCCGTTATCACCCATCCATTTAGCTATTCTTTTATAGTCATGACCTGCACGTTCAATCGCGCATTCAGCGTCATTTGCCCTTACGTTTTTTGTTACCATTATATCATGATATTCTCTATGAGTAATCCCACCATGAACTTCTTCTAAAAGGTAACGATAGTAAGGATCATCCTTAGAAGGAATTTTCTTATTGATCACATCCATTTGAGTATTTGATGTTACACCGTTAATAATATCTTCTATTTTCTTGTGAGGTTTATTATAAAAGTGCAGAACAGGAGTTTTTTCACCGAACATGTCTTTCTTCCAAAAGAAATAAAATGTACGCTTTCTGAACTGAGGAACACCATGTTTAATATTTTTAGTAAGATATAAAGACATCGAATAACCATTATCTAATCCGATTTGTCTAAGCTTATTAAGCATAAACTCGCCTATCTTTCCAGATAGTGATGCAGCGTTCTCTCCCCAAAATACGTTTGGCTTTACGTTAGAAAGAATATACTCTGCGCTTAGCTCCATCCATTGGTTATTCTCGTTTGTTTCGCCGTGAGCATGATGCATAGTACTTAAACCTGCACACGGACAAACACTTGATACAACATCTATTTTCTGGTTTAAGTCAGGAGATTGGCCCTTATCGAGAATATAATAAGGAACTTTATTTTCCCAATAATTCAAAAGATGTTGTTCATTATCTTTAAATGCTTCATACGATAAAATATACTCTGGCTTTGAACCAAATACTTCTGTAGATGCAAGAGCTTCACCACCTATTAAGGGTATAATA